GGCGGTTTCACTGGTTGGGCGCATGCAGGTTTATTCTCTGCTGCTCCTGGTACATCTTCATTTGCAACTGGCCTAAGTATTAATAGCGACGAATTACACGTTGTTGTATCTGATGATACTGGTGCAATCTCTGGTACAGCCGGAACAGTGTTGGAAATTTATGCTCACGTTTCTCAATTAGCAGACGCTAAGAAAACTAACGGTTCTAATAACTACTACAAAGACGTACTTAATGCTCAATCGGCATGGGTATGGTGGACTGGTCACAGTTCTACAAACCTTACACAAGCAGGCGCTTTGTCTACTGCTGTTACTGGTGCAATGGATAGTCATACTACTGTTATCTCTGCAACAATGACTGGTGGTCTTGATGACAATTCACCTACAGATGGTGAGTTACAAACTGCATACAATGTATTTGCTAATAAAGAATTAGTTGATATCGATCTAATCATCGGTGGATCTGTTTCTCCTACATTAGCTAATTCACTTGTTACTCTTGCTGAATTACGTAAAGACGCTGTTGTATGTCTTTCACCTGAAGCTGCAGATGTTACAGCCGCTTTGGTTGTAGCTTGGGGTAATGCAATTACTAAGTCTACTTACGCAGTACTTGATTCTACGCTTATTAAAGTGTATGATAAGTACAATGACGTATATGTTAACATCGGTGCTTCTGGTGCTGTTGCTGGCTGTATGGCTGCTACAGATGACGTTGCTGATCCATGGTTCTCTCCTGCTGGTGTTGCTCGTGGACAAATCCGCGGTGTTACTAAGTTGGTATGGAATCCTACTCAACTAGAACGTGATGACTTATACAAAGTAAGCATTAACCCAATCGTTGCAATTCCTGGTCAAGGAACTATGCTTTTCGGTGATAAGACTAACTCTGGTAAGCCTTCTGCATTCGATCGTATTAACGTACGTAGATTGTTCATTGCTGTAGAGAAAGCTATCTCTGCTGCTGCACGCGGTATGTTGTTTGAATTCAATGACGAGTTTACTCGCTCACAATTCAAGAACGCTGTAGAGCCTTTCTTACGTGATGTTAAAGGTAGACGTGGTGTTACAGACTTTAAAGTAGTTTGTGACGAGACCAATAACGGTCAAGGTATTGTTGATTCAAACCAGTTTGTTGCAGGTGTATACCTTAAGCCATCTCGTTCTATTAACTTTATCACATTGAACTTTATCGTTTCTAGAAGCGGTGTTGAGTTTACTGAGATCTCAGGATAATAAAGGAGAAATAATATGGCTATTTTAGGCGTTGATGACTTTAAGTCAAAACTAACAGGTGGTGGTGCTAGACCCAACCTATTCAAAGCAACATTAAACTTTCCTCTAGGTATCAATACTGATAACGAGAAAGCATCTTTCATGTGTAAAGCTGCTTCATTACCTTCATCGGTAATTGCTCCTATCATGGTACCTTTCAGAGGTCGTCAGTTGCAAATTGCAGGTGATAGAACGTTCGAACCTTGGACTGTTACTATTATCAACGATACCGATATGTCCGTTCGTAACGCTTTCGAAAAGTGGATGAACGAAATCAACAATCATACAACTGGTGGTGGTTTAACTAACCCTGCTTCGTATGATGCTGATATGGCAATCGAGCAATTGGATAAGGCAGGTAATTCACTGAAGAAGTATGATATCAAAGGTGTTTGGCCAACAAACATCTCGGCAATTGAATTGTCGTATGATACTGCTGATACAATCGAAGAGTTCACAGTTGAGCTACAAGTGACGTATTGGGAATCAGCTGGTATTACTAGCTAGTATAAATACTGCTATAATATGGGGGAGTTCGCTCCCCCATAATTCGTGAGATAATAATAGGTATATAAAAATGGCAGAAATATTCGGATTTTCAATCAACCGTTCAAAGGCTGAGAAAGAAGAGTTAAAGAAAACTTCTTTTGTTGCTCCAGATGATGACGAAGGTGCACAGTATATTGCATCGGCTGGTAATCACTATGGCCAGTACATTGACGTCGATGGTGATAAAGCAAAGGATACAAAAGAGTTAATTCTCAAGTATCGAGCTGCTGCACAGATTACTGAATGTGATGCTGCTATTGAAGATATCATTAATGAAGCATTAGTTGCAGACTCTTTACAGGGTCCTATAGCAATTTCATTAGACGATTTAGAAGTATCCAAGGGTATTGCTAATAAGATTCGTGATGAATTTGATACTATTATCAAGCTGACCAAAGTTAATACTTCAGGTCACGATTTATTCCGTAAATGGTATGTCGACGGTCGATTATACCATCATATCATGGTAGATGAAAAATCAGCTGCCAGAGGCATTCTAGAAGTACGATATATTGATCCTACTAGAATCCGTAAAGTAAAAGAACTCATTAAAGAGAAAGACCCTAAGACTGGTACAGAAGTTATCAAGGGTGTTAAAGAATATTATCTTTATCAGACAAATAACATGATGAACAAAGAAGAAGCTCTGCGTATTACTCCAGATGCAATCTCCTATGTTACATCAGGTCTGATGGATCCAGAACGAAAGAAAGTTATATCACATATACATAAAGCACTAAAGCCTGCTAACCAACTAAGGTTGTTAGAGGATTCAGTTGTAATCTATCGTGTATCAAGAGCACCTGAAAGACGTATCTTCTACATTGACGTAGGTAACCTTCCTAAGTCTAAAGCAGAAGCGTATCTACAAGGCATCATGAATAAGTACCGCAATAAGATGGTATATGATGCTTCTACAGGTGACATTAAAGATGGCAAGACTCATATGTCTGCCTTAGAAGATTTTTGGTTACCTCGACGTGAAGGTGGCAGAGGTACAGAGATTTCTTCATTACCAGGTGGAACAAACCTTGGTGAGATTGAAGATATTATGTACTTTCAAAAGAAGCTATATAAGTCATTGAATGTACCTGTACAACGTCTTGAGTCTGAATCATCATTCTCTATGGGCCGTTCTACTGAAATTACAAGAGATGAAGTTAAGTTCTCTAAGTTCATTGCACGTCTAAGATTAAAATTCTCTGACTTGTTTATGAGTCTATTGCGTACTCAACTACTACTAAAGAAGATTATCTCTGCAGAAGATTGGGAAGAGTATAAAGATGACATCAAAGTTATCTTTGAATCTAACGTACACTTTGCAGAACTTAAAGCTGCCGAAGTATTACGTGAACGCGTAGATACATTGACTAATATGGAAATGCATATTGGTACATACTACTCACGTGAATGGGTACGTAAGAACGTTCTTATGCAGACAGAAGAAGAGATCGAAGAACTCGATAAGCAGATTGAAGATGAGAAAGAGTCTGGCGAGATCGATGATGACGTATTAGATGCAGATGGGGATGGAGACTTCGACGTAGATGACGTTAAGGAAGTTGAAGATCAAAAGCCATTAGAAGTTAGTAAGCCGAAGCCAAAAGACGATAAAGCTGAAAGTTAAAAACATATAAATAATGAAAGGAACAATTATGACAGATGTACTAGATTTAATTAATAGTATTGGTTCGGATAATAAATCCGATTCTGCTAATTTATTTAAAGATGTTATGGCAACTAAGATGCTAGCAGCGATTGATGCTAAGCGTATTGAAGTTGCTGCAACAGTCTATAGTAAGAAGGAAGTACCAGAAGATGAAGACGTTTAAATCCCTACAGAGTAATCTGTTAGAGTTAAAGATGTCGTTTAAGGTGCCTAAGGGCGAAACCTTAATTACTTCATTTGATATAGGCAAGAAGCCTAACACAAAAGATGCACACGTTACGAAGAAAGGTTCTCTGTTTAACGTATATGTTGATGGTGATAAATTAGATACTTACTCGTCTGAGAAGGCCGCAGTAAAGTCAGCAAAAGAATTTGGAAAACTGATAGGTAAATAAGACCATGAAGTTAATTACTGAATATACAGAGAATAATCTTACATCATTGACTGAAGAAGTTGATGGTAAGAAGAACGTATATATAAAAGGTATATTCATGCAGGCCGAGAAGAAAAATCGGAATGGAAGAATATACGAAAGACGAATTTTAATGCCTGCTGTTGAACGTTATGTCAACGAGCAAGTAAAGACAGGTCGTGCTGTTGGGGAATTAAACCATCCAGATGGTCCCTCAGTTAACCTGGATAAAGTTTCACACAGAATTACTGAACTCAAATGGGACGGTAATAACTGTATTGGAAAGGCGCTTATTCTTGATACTCCTATGGGTCAGATCGTAAAAGGTCTTGTCGCTGGTGGTGTTAGATTGGGTGTCTCTAGTCGTGGTATGGGTAGTCTTGTATCTAAAGGTGGACAGAATTATGTCGGAGAAGATTTTATTCTCAACACTGTAGATATCGTTCAGGATCCTTCTGCTCATGATGCCTTCGTTGATGGTATTATGGAAGGGGCTGACTGGTGCTGGAACAATGGTGTTTTAGTACAAGAAGTTGAGAAAATAGAGACTGAAGTAAAGCGAGCATCTGCAGCTGATCTTAGATCAGGTGATGTACAGATGAAAGCGTTTAAAGACTTCCTCTCAAAACTTTAACAATATAAGGAGTATAATTATGTCTAAACAAGATCTAATAGAAGATCAAGAAGTTGATCAGATCGAAGACATTGAACAAGTAGAACTCCAAAATGATGAAGAGCTCGTTGAAGACGTTGAAGTAGACGAGGAAACTTTGGCTGAAGATTTGGAAGACGAATTAGAAGACGAAGTGGTAATTGAAGCTGAATTAGAAGCAGAAATCGAATATGATTTCTCTGAAGATTTAGAAGCACTTACTGCCGAAGAAGCTACATTGTCAGAAGGATTCAAGGGTAAAGCTCAGATCATTTTTGAAGCTGCTATCAAATCAAAAGTTGCAAGCGAAGTTGATCGTTTAGAAGAGTCGTATGGCGAGAAGCTAGACGAAGAAGTTACTTCTATCCGTGATGAACTTACAACTAAAGTTGATGGTTATCTATCATATGTCATCGAGACATGGATGAAGGAAAACGAAATCGCAGTAGAGAACGGTATCCGTACTGAAATCGCTGAGAACTTCATGACTTCATTACAAGCATGTTTCACTGAGAACTATATCGAAGTGCCAGCTGGCAAAGAAGATATGTTTGACGAGATGGCTACCAAAGTTGAAGAACTTGAAGAGCAGCTTTCAACAGCTGTAGATTCTAACATCGAAATGAAGAAAGTTACTATTGAATTACAGCGTGACGCTAAGTTTGCTGAAATCTCGGAAGGACTTACTGCAGTAGATGTTGAAAAGTTACAAGACTTGACTAAAGACATTGACTTTGAGTCGGTTGAACAATTTGAAGAAAAGGTTGCTACTATTAAGGCATCTTACTTCAAAGAAGCAACTCTAGAAGTTATGCACGATACAATCATCGAAGCAGATGTTGAAGCTGAAGAAGCTGAGATCTCTCCTATGATGGCTCGTTACGTTGCAGCAATGAAACAGACACTATAACAATAAATTCATAAGGAATAACAAAAATGTCTACATTACAAGAAAAATGGGCTCCTGTCCTAAATAACGCTGACGCTGGTGAATTCCAGGATAGTCATCGTAAAGCCGTTACTGCACAGATCTTGGAAAACCAAGAGAAAGCAATGGTCGAAGAACGTGCTGCATCTGGTTTCGGTGGAATCTCAGAAGCTGCTCCTGCTAACGCTACTGGCGCTGGTGTTGATAACTGGGATCCAGTATTGATCTCTCTAGTTCGTCGTGCAATGCCTAACCTAATGGCATTTGATGTTGCTGGCGTTCAGCCAATGACTGGACCAACTGGTCTTATCTTCGCAATGAAGTCTCACTATACTGCACAAGACGGTACAGAAGCTCTTCACGGTGCTGCTAACACTGGTTTCTCTGGTGCTGGTACTGATCCTGCTGGAACAGTAATGACTACAGCTGTTGGTGAAGGTGTTACACCTGCTCAAATGGCTTTCTCTATCGATAAGACTTCTGTAACTGCCGGTACTCGTGCACTTGCTGCTTCTTACTCAATGGAACTAGCTCAAGACCTTAAAGCAATCCACGGTTTGGATGCTGAGTCTGAATTGGCTACAATCCTTACTACTGAGATCCTTGCAGAAATCAACCGTGAGATGGTTAACACTATCAACACTGCTGCTAAGTCTGGTACTACTGGTGGTACTGCTGGTACAATCGACGCTACTGCAACTACTGGTGACCTAGATGGTCGTTGGAACGTTGAGCGTTTCAAAGCTCTACATCACTTGATCGAGAAAGAAGCTAATGGCATCGCTCTT